CAGAGGAAGGTACTTATGGTTCTAGAGGTGGTTTATTTTCACAACATGGTGGAGCTAAAACAGCTATAGCTAAAATGATTATCAGTAAAACAAGAAGAGTTTTAATAAAACAAGCCGGTAAAACTGTAGCTACTACAGCTCTTGGTGGTAAGTTAATTTCATTAGCCCCTATTTTGGGTTATTTAGCTATACCTTTAATTTTAGCTGGGGTTACAACAAAACTTTTAAGAGAAAAGGGTCAGAGACAATCTAGAGCTAAAACTTTAAATGATTTATTACAATCATTACAAGATGTTAAACCAACAAAAGATAATCCACCTGTAATAAAAGACCCTATAAAAGACCCAGATAAGGACCCAGATAAGGACCCCGAAGAACCAAAGGTAACACCACCAATATCGGACATACCTACCGATTTTTTAAAGGGTAATAGAAATATGCAATTAGTTTATCTATCTCAAAATTTCTTACCTGGTGGTAAGAGTTTGTGGAGTAGACTTGGTTTAAAAGAGGGCACAATTTTAGCTTCAAGCTTTTTTGATGCAGCGCTATCACAAGGTGGTGGTAAAAGAAATTTAGATTCTGAAAGATACTTAACCGAATTCCATAAACATTTAGAAAAGAAAAGTTCATTTACTAAGAAAATTAATGTGGGGGCTTGGTTAACTAAAGTACGGAGTAATGAAAATCAAGCTTTAATTAAGTGGGTTAGAAACACAAGAAAGGGTATTGGTTCATTTTTCACTAAACTTAAAAAAGGGTTTCCTGAAGATTTCGAGATTGGTGTTAGACAAAAGGCTAAAGTATTAAGACCTGGTGAGAGAGGTAAAGCGATGGGGTTAGCCGGTGAGTCTTTGAATGGTAGGTTTGACTTAATAACAGAATTAAGTTTAGGTTCTTCCGCTAGTCAAGCTGGTTTTGATGAGACTTTGTTTATGAAAAATTTACCACAATTTATGGAAATGTTGTCTATGATGTATTATGGAGCTAAAGGTTCAAAATTAGAGTATAATAAAGAAGCTGTTTTAACTTTTTGTAAAAAATACGGATGTAAGGGTGGCTCTAGTAAAAAATACAAACAAACTAAGGATGACGACTATCAGTTTGTTGAAGGAGAGAATATTTTAGGTGAAGAAATAAAAAGAATAAAACAATTAATGAAATAAATTAAAATTATAGCATATTTATAATTAAAGATAATAAAACACAAAAAAAACATTAAACAATGGCAGATTTACTAATGAGGATGCCTGTTCCTTATGAACCAAAAAAGAAGAACAGGTTTATATTTAGATTCCCAACACCTTTGGGTATTCAAGAATGGTTCATTTCATCGGGAGCAAGACCAACATACACGGCAGAAGAAACTGAAATTCAGTTCTTAAACACATCAACTTTTGTAATAGGTAGATTTACTTGGGAGACAATAGATGTAACATTCAGAGACCCAATAGGGCCTTCAGCTACTCAAGCACTTATGGAGTGGATTCGATTACACTCGGAATCTGTAACGGGAAGACAAGGATACGCTGCTGGTTACAAGAAGGACGTTGAGTTAGAGATGTTAGACCCAACGGGGGTTGTAATTGAAAAGTGGATACTACAAGGTACTATGGTTACATCAGCTAACTTCGGTGATTTAGATTATTCTTCTTCAGATATTGCAGATATTTCATGTACGCTCAGATTTGATAGAGCAATTTCAGTATTTTAAAATTATTAACACATTATACACACATAAAAAGGGGACATATGTCCCCTTTTATTTTTTAAACAACTTTCCAAACCTTTTCTATTGGTACCCTCATTTTCATACCATCAACATTATTACCATAAACAACACCATCTTTTATTGTGAATGTGTGTGAACTAACAGAAAGGATATACGTACCTTCTTTATATTTTTTTAAAAAACTACCAACAGTCATTTGACTATATTTGTTACCCCTTTTGGTGTACAGTTTTAGTTTCTTTTTATAGTTGACAGAACTGCCATCATTCCAACAACTAGATTTTCTAATACAACATTTCGCGTTAACCTCAATCTCAGGGTATTCAATCGTTTTAATTTTTTTACCAAATAACGTGGTGTTATCGTTAGAAAACTTGTCATTAACGTTGTGCCAATGATGTGTGGTAACACCCTTTCTATTAGGTCTATAATAGTTTTCTGTTAGGAATTTGTGTGCTTTATCATAATTAACATTAAAAGCGTTAGCGACAGTTCTAACAGAACAATCGTTATGTTCTGATTTAGCTATTTTAGATTCTTTATAACCTTTTATTAATGCTGTATCCGAAATTGTTTTTGTCATTGTTTATTATTGTTTGGGGTTGTTATACAAATATAATAAATCTTTTTTAAACGGCAAAAAAGTGAACCCAATCTTTATTCACTTAATTGTCACAGATTACCAATCAAAATCAACATCTCCACAATAAGTTTCACCATATTTCTGTATTGTGTACCCACCATTAAAGTCACTATAATCCCATAAATCCTCAAATTCACCAACTTTGTAACCACTACTAACATCTATTAGTTCTTTTTCGTCATCACTAGTTAAACTTTCATCATTATCTTCATCATCGAAATATAAGTCGTCATCTAAATAACTATCGTCAGTGTCTTCATCGTCTTCATCGTCTTCAGTGATTAGTTGTCGTTCATCGTAATAACTACCGCCAAATAAAGATTTAAAAGGTGATTTTTCGTTATCCTCTGGTCTTTCATAGAACTTTTCACCTAAAGTTTCGTGTAATTTTAACCCTAACTCAAAAGCGTTTGTAACGTCATCAACTATCACATACTCCGTACTAGTATGGTAGTTGTAATAACCAGCGGCTAGATTTAAACAAGAAAACCCAAACTTCTCCATTAAAGGCCATATATCAGTGTATGGGTGTCTAGCCCAATCTGTAATTCCGTGTTCAAGAATTAAAGGACTAACCTTTTCACCAAAAACAGTTTTCTTACCAAATAGGTTTTTGCCCATTAAAGACATACTCATAGAATTCCCTTTTGGTGAGTCGTATTGTATCGCGTACCCAACATTTTTAAAAAACTTTGGGTCTGCTTGTCTAGAACCTATACATCCAACTTCCTCAGAAACAAAAAACGCCGCTTTAATACTATCCAATTTATCTAACATTTCAAGACAAAGATAAACACCACATTTATCATCACCACCTATACCTGAAGGTGTCATTGTGGTCGTATCAATACCAGTAAGTATTTTTTTACCGTTTTCTTCAAGTTCTACAACTTTCATATTGTGGTTTACATAGTGTACAGTGTCGGTGTGTGAAACGAAACATGGGTAAAACTCTGCGTCACCTTTTGTTACGTATATATTACCAATAACATCTTTATAGTGGTCATAACCTTTTTCGGTTAAAACTTTTTCTAAATAAGAAATCATTAATTCTTCTTCACCTGAGTGAGTGGGTATTGATAATACCTCTTTTAATCTATTTAATTTTAAGTCGTTCATTTAATGTTTCTTTTTAATTGGTTTATAATACAAATATAGTGATAACTTTTTAATTGGCAAAATTAATTTTAAAAAAAATAAAATATTGTATTTATAGGTTAGACAATTAATGTTTACTTTATCACTAAAGTAGTTAAGGTTAACTTATAATAACAGCAAAAATAAAAAAAAGTTTTTACAATGTCAAATCCAAAAGAAAAAAATAATGAATTTCATTTTGAGGTTCCCTTCGATGTGTTACCATTACCGTCAGGTGGACTTCTTTATCCTGGTCAAAAAGATTCTATAAAGGTAGAATTTATGACGGCTTCAGATGAAAACATATTAACATCACCAAACTTAATTAAAAGTGGTAAAGTTATTGATGTTTTAATTGAGAGAAAAATTAAAGAGTCACCGGTACCACTTAACGATTTATTGGTTGGTGATAGAAACGCTATAATGATATGGCTTAGAGCTACTGGTTATGGTGAAATGTACCCTGTCAGGTTAACGGACCCAGTTACAGCTGAAGAGTTCGATTTTGATGTAGATTTAAATAATTTAAAAACTAAACCATTAGGGGCTCAACCTAATGAAAATAATGAATTCACGTTTGAACTACCCAAATCTAAAAAGAACGTTAAGTTCAAATTACTAACTGTGGGAGATGAAAGAGAAGTTGTTTCAAAAAGTGAAAAAAGAGTCAAAGTAACCAAATCACCAATCGTTAATTTATTAACTAGTAGGTTAGAAAAACAGATTGTTGAGGTTGACGGTAATAGGGACCCAAACTACATAAGTAGGTACATACAAGTAATGCCAGCATACGATTCATTACAATTTAGGAAATATAACGATGAAATAGAACCGGGTATTGATATGATGGTGGACGTGGAGGGTCCATCTGGTGAGACCTTTCTTAGCACAATTCCAATTGGACTCAACTTTTTTTGGCCTAACGCCAGAATATAAGTTAGGGTTAACACAAGAAATTTACTATATGGTAAAACATATCAACTTCTCTTATGAGAGTGTTATGTCTTTGCCTATATATGAAAGACGCCTTTACCTCGATTATTTTAAAAAGGAGATGGAGGAAGAAAAAAGACAACATGAAAAAGCTAAAAGGCGTTAAAACATTTTTGCTGATATTTATATATAAAAGTAAAACATGTCTAAGGTTAGGTTAAAAATGCGAGATATCATATTGGAAAAAGATTTTGGTAGTTTTATCACTGGTAATGGAGCTATAGGGTTAAACAAGGTTCTTGATAAAGTACAGTTTGGTAAAAACAAACCACACAAAAGAAGGGGCACCGATGTCGCTAATTCTGAGGATGGTGGGTTATCTAACTCTATAGCGAACGCTATGTTTAGTGCGGACCTAGCTGCAACTAATTTACAGAACATGGGTATTAGGGTTTCTGATATAGATGACCAAGATACTATAGATTCTTATAAAGCTTTAAAAACTTTTCCATTTTCCTTTTCTATTAATAAACCTATAAAGGGGTTTTTTAATGATGAGTCAAAAGATGTGAAGGGTAAAGCTTCTGTTGACCAAAGGAGTAACGCTAAAAAGTTTATTATTTATTTTACCCATGAAGGTGAAAAGGGTGAAGTTGTTTATACAATTAATTTCTCACCTAAAACACTACAAAAGAATTTAAAAGGTACCGCTTTTGATTTACCTAGGTTAATTAAAAATGAAGATTACGAGGTTAAAATTTCTATAGGTGGTGAGGGTGGCAAAGAAGGTGAAGAAGGGGATAAAGAAGGTGAAGAAGGGGATAAAGAAGGTGAAGAAGGAGATAAAAAAGGTGAAGAAGGAGATAAAAAAGGTGAAGAAGGTGAAGTCTCTGGACCTTCAATACCGCCAGAAATAAAAAAGAATAGAAACGAAATTTTTAGATTATTACTTAAAAATTACGGTAAATATGATGGGGCTGTTGTTTATGGTGATGGGTTTAAAAAAATAGAGGAAGCTAGGGAATACGCTAAACTACAAAAAGCTGTTAAAAAGGGTGATGTAGATAAGTCTAAATTAAAAGAGTTTAGGGATGGGTCTAGTAGGGATAGTTACTCTATGATGATTGCTAACTTAAGAAAGTCCTACCCATCTAGTTTTTTTAAGAAACTGGAAAAAGCTTTCCCCGAATTTAATATAACGTACACCAAACAAATGGATGAAGGTTACCTAATGGAGGTTGACAACACTGATAAATATAAACGGTGGAAAATGGTTTTTGGTAATGTTATTGGTAATGATGTTATTGATACTTTAGATGAGAACATAAGAGAGTTTATGTTAGCAACAAAAAAATGGTTCGCAGTACCAATTAAATATAGAGGAAAAGTTCAGTCATATAAAATAGACTTTGATTCAGCTAAAGTTAATAGCTATTGGGGTAAGTTTTATGGGTCAAAAAAAGAATCCGTATTGTCTATTGGTTCCATATTGGAGGAGTTTTTAAATGAGAAGAGAGGCCCTAAAAAGAAGGTAGCACCACCAAAAGGTACTGACATAGGTAAGGGTGAAAAGTGGGATGACAAAGTCAAACCAAAAAAATATTACGATAGAATACTTAAAATAGTTGCAATACCAGTTTTTAATGATAAATCGTCTAAAGAAAGGGACGATAACGATGAACCAACAGTAGTTATAGGTAAACTAAAAATAACTGATGGTGGTGGTAACCCTTTATGGTCTATAAGTGGTGCTGAAAATGTTGTTAATTCCGAATTAAAAAAAGGTGTCTCAATAAGAAAGTCTAAAAAGAATAAAAATACTATAATACTAGAATGGAAAAACCCCATAAAAATAGGTGCTGAATCAACCAAAGCTATATTAATAAAACCAAGTATGGATATTGATGATTTTTCTAATAGAATTATGGGTAGTGGTGTTAATGATGTAGAAGTAGAAATAGGTAGAAAAGCGGGTGCTGACGAGTCACTAGATAAACCTTCCAAAGGTAAAATATCCCTTAAAGTTAAGAAATAGTTATGGGGTTAGCAGAAGATGTAAAGTTACAACAGGAACGTCTTAGGGTTGAGGATGATATTGCTAATAGGGTTGAGAGGCAGACTAAGAGTATGGCCAGTTACCGAGAGGGCCAAAAAGAGGTTAGAGATAACGCTAAACAGATTAAACGTCTTGACCAAGACATTCTAGATATAGAAAAATCTTTAGCAAAAGCTAAGAAAGATGGTATAATATTATCACAAAAGGAATTAGATTTAGCTAAAAAACATAAAGCAGATTTAGCTCAAAAAAGAGCTCAATTAATCGCAACAAATAAAGAGCTAAACAATTCGAATAATTTATTAAAGGCTATGGGTAATAGTATGTTATCCTCCTTTAAGGGTCTAATACCATCCCTAAGTGAAGTAATAAACAAAGTGATGGCACTAGACGATGTCACCAGAGATACTGCCGCACAAATAGGTTTATCTGGTGCTGGGTTTGATGCGTTAAAAATGTCGACTGAAGAGGCTCGACAAAGTGCTACTCTTTGGGGTTTTGAATTAGGTGCTGGAGTAAAACTTATGGGTTCCTTTAATCAGGAAACAGGTAGAGCGGTAATATTATCAACAGAAGCAAGTAAAAAAATGTTTGAGGTTGCGAGAGCGACAAACATGTCAGAAGATGAGATGGGGGCCATGGCCGGCCAAATGGAAGCTTTCGGTATGGGAGCTTTACAAAGTGCTGAAATAATAGGTGGTATTCAGGCTATGTCTGAACAAATGGGTGCTAACTCTGGAAAAGTTATTAAAAAGTTTCAGGCTAACCTAGGTATGTTAAATAAAATGAACTTTAGGGGTGGTGTGCAGTCTTTAGCTAAAATGGCGGCCCATTCAGAGAAGTTTAAGTTAAGTATGGAATCGGTAGCTTCTGTGTCTGAGAAGGTGTTTAGACCTGAAGGTGCTATTGAAGCTGCGGCTCAACTCCAGATGATGGGTGGGTCTTTAGCTCAATTAGGTGACCCATTCCAATTGATGTATCAGGCTAGAAATGCTCCAGAAGAATTAGCTAAATCAATAACTAAGGCGGCTAGAGAAAGTGCTACATTCAATAAAGAAACTGGTGAGTTTGAAATGTCGGCACACGAATTAGATAGAATGCGTGAAGCGGCTAAAGCTTTAGGTATGGACTATTCTGAATTAGTTAAAACGGCGAAACAAGCTTCTAAAATGGAGTACATGGAGAAATTCCTCCCTAGTGGTATGGATTCAAAGGATAAAGATTTAATTCTAGGTATGTCTGAGATGACTAAAAATGGTGCTGAAATAACCTTTTCTAAGGATGGTAAAATGTTTACTGAAAAATTAGAAGACCTAACAGTAAAAGATAGAGCATTGTTAGTTAAAAGAGCGGCGGATGATGAAGAAAGAGCTAAACAAGCTATGTCTGTTGGTAGGATGTGGACATCAATACAAAACGCTTTGATGTTGGTAGCTGTTGAGGTTATGCAACCGTTAGTAGATTTTTTAGGTTCTGGTGCCGGTAAAGAATGGATGATGGGACTCACTAAAGGTTTAATTAGTTTCGCTAAAAGTATTAGAGATTCTTGGCCTGATATTAAAAAGGGGATGAAAAGTCTTTGGGAAAACCTTAAATGGATTGGTTCGTATTGGAAAGAGATATTGATAGGTTCTGCGGTGGCATGGGGAGCGTATTGGGTTGGGTCTCAATTTTTAGCCGGAAAGATGCTTGGTCTAGGTTTTAGGACCACGGCTGGTGTTGGGTCTGGTGACGGTGCTAAAAAAGTTAAGTCTGTAGTAAAGGGAAAACCAGGAGCCGGATTAAGAAGTTTAGCTTCAGGTCTAGGGGCTATGGGCACACCAAAAGTGTTATTTGGGGCGTTTAACCTAATACCAACAGCGATAGGTATGGTTGCTATGGTTCCAGCGATACCGACACTATTAATTTTTGGTAAAGTAAAATTGAAATCTCTTTATAAAAACTTAAGTCAATTAGGTAGAGGGTTAACAATGATGGGGACACCACAAGCTGCGGGAGGTGCTGGTGTATTAGCGTTAGCCGCAATAGGTTTTACTCTTATGACAGCTGGCTTACTTGGTTTGGCTGGTGTAGCTCTTTTAGGTGTAGCGGTAGGTGCGGGGTTAGAGGCATTAGCGGCAGGTTTAGGTGTTTTAGGTGCTTCCGTAGAGATATCTGGGATAGGTATTCTAATATTATTAGGGTTAGGTGCGGCTATGATGATGATGGGTGGAGCAGTTTATTTTGTCGCGGCCGGTATAGCTCTTATTATAGATTCTTTTGTAAATCTATTTAGTGTTGTTAGTATGGATAATATTGGTGCGATAATGATGTTAGGTCCAGCATTAATGTTGGCTAGTTTAGGTATTATAAGTTTAGCGGGGTCCATTGTTATAATGGGTCTTGCGTTAGCAAACCCATTCGGTCTTTTAGGGTTAATAGGGTTAGCTGCGGCAGCTTATTCATTAGGTGACTCAATGAAGGGTGTTGACGCTGATGGAATAACAAAGTCTGTTAACGCGATTAATTCGGTGAATATGGAAAACATTGAAGCTTTAAAATCACTATCAATGTGGTTAGGCATGATGGGTAGTACAGTTAAAATAGAATTCGGTGATATTAATGTTGGTGGTGAAATAGACTTAGTAGGTGGTGGTGGTAAAAAAGTTAGTTCAGACTTATTGACGGATACTGAGTTTACAAATGGGATTAAAAGGATAATCGCTAAACACACATATAAAGATAAAAATGGGACCTAGATAAAATTTTATTAGCTTATTATTAATGCTTTTTATTATTAAATCTTTAATTATTATTAAATCTTTAATTATGTAAAACAGACATTATTATTTATATAGAAGCTGCGCAACAAATTTGTGTAGTAAAACCCAATAAGTAAATATTTATTATAAAAAAGATTATTTAATTATGCCAGCGATAAATCCCAACAATTACAATATAGACTTTTTCCAAAGTTATAGTTTTGGTGATATAACGGATACAAACTATTTAACATATCTTTTTAGTCAAAATTTACCAGACCTACCACAAGAATTAATTGATGGAGCTGCTGGTAACTTTTTATCTAAGTATGATGAGAAGGGGTTAGAAAAAAGCATAAACTACGGACCAATAACAAATCCTGGTAACTTAGATGAGTGGTTATTAGAGGGTAATTTCCCTGTTGACCTAAATGATATTAGAACCCAAACTATTTTAGGTGAAAACGAGTATGGTCCGAAATCTTTAGCTTACCCAGAGGAATTTAATTGTCCAGAACTAGAAGTTGATGAAACAGGGTTTATACAGTACCAAACATCGGTTGGAGGAAACGCTCTCACTAACTTATTGGGGGAAACTTTAGATGCTGTTGGTTTGGGTGGGTTAAACTCTTTTTTAATAGATTTTCCGTCAGAACTAAATGAGATAGCGAACAAAAGACGTTTAACTGAGTTAAAGAGTAGGATAAAAGAAAATCTTATAAATGAAACTGTTGGTAGGGTTAATTTAGACCCAATAGGGTTACTATCTGGGCAACCTTTATTTGGTAAAGATTATAAAATAACCAAACCATCGAAAGGCATACCAATACCAGGGTTAGGTATACTAACAGATTTAGCCGACATTAATCTATTAGCTTTAAGGGGTGACCCACTACCAGATGGTGCTTTTGATTGGGACCAACCAATGTCAGACCCATTTTCAACATCCACGGTAGACATCACAAAGTCACTATTAAAACATACCGGAAAAGGAACACGAGGTTTACTATTCAAATCGTTAGCACCAAATAAATACGGACCAAGAATAGATAGTGATAAATTCACTAGACAATTATCAAGAAAATCAAATAAAGAAGATGAACCAAAAGAAAAACTAGGTTATTTAGCTTTTTCGAATAGTAAAGAATTTAAGTTAAAAAGAAAAGAAAAGAAAAGACGCAAAGAAGATTTAAAAGGACTTGCGGAAAGTGCTAAAACTTTTGGTGCGGATTTTATTGAAGACGTTGAAGAAAAACTTAACGGTGTTAGAAATTCTAGACCAGATATCCCAATCACCCCTACAGAGGCTGATAACCCATCAGTAGCTTTAGTAACAAATGATAAATTAAAAAACCAAGGCTTTGAGTTTGAAAAATATGGTGAAGAAATTGAATATCTATTAAAAGACTATAAAAAAGGGGATGATGATGGACACATTTCAAATTGGAATCGTTGGGTATCAGGCCCCAGAAAAATAACGCCTGGGTTAGATGAATTAAGTTCTTTTGAGGGTACTTGGACAAAAAATGATGGAACATTAGTTCCTGGTTCAAGTCAAGGTCACGAACCAGGTCCACAAGTTTGGAATGATGATTTATATTGGAAAGAACGTAAGGATGACCTCGACACACCTAAAAGGGGGTTATTAGCTTACACACAAAAATTGATTGATAAATCAACAAATATTGCCGGAACACCAGCTAGGTTTATTGGTATGCCAAACTCGGACCAAAACTATGACGCTAAAAGTGGTGATAGAAGACACACACAGATGTCCCAAGGTAATTTAGTTAAAGAAACAAAAGAAAACAAATATTATTGTCGTTCATGGTCAGTAAGAAACGCATACAATAGATATCATGACTTAATAAGACATGATGAACTATGGAGAAATACCCAACCTGGTACTATTAGAGATGGGAAATCAGACCCAAGCACAAAATTAGGTAAGTACACAACATTAAGAAACCCTGGGATACCAAAAATAGCTTGGGAAAAGGACGGACTAACAGAGGGTGATATAATGAAAGCGGAAAAACTAAATAGTCTACTTGTTGATAAAAAACATGTTATACCATATATGTTTTCTATTGAAAACTTAGCTTGGAAAGACTCCCCACATTATAGAAAATTACCAGCATGTGAGAAAGGACCTTTTGGTGGTAGGTTAATGTGGTTTCCACCGTATAACATAAGTTTCACAGATAATACATCCGTTAATTGGGACACGACAACATTCATAGGTAGAGCGGAACCAATATACACATACAATAATACAGAAAGAACGGGAACACTGACATTTTCAATTGTTGTTGACCATCCATCAGTACTTAATAAACTAAAAGATGACGCCTTTAAAACAACAAAAGTTAATGAAGAGGGGAAAGTGGAAACCGTAAGTTCAACTACAAACTTAGAAACATTCTTTGCTGGATGTGACGCTAATACAACAAAAAATATAATAAGGGAAGCTTACAAAGAGATTATACCAGCTGAAGAAACAGTAATACCAAAACCAGAAGAAGTAGAGGAAAAAGAGGTGATAATAGATATTGCTGAACAATTAGATGGTTTAAGTTTTTATTTTAAAAACGCTGTGGGTAGTAGACATAATGATGTGACTGGGGATTATCCAGAATACCCCGAAATTCCTAAAGCAAGTTCTTGTAAAGAATCAGATAAATGGGCTAACTCTAAAACATCCGTCATCATGGGTAGGTGTTTTGATTATAACTATGAAAAGGACTTGTTAGATTGGTATGACAACCCAAAGTTGTATAAAACAGGTTCAGTGACTATGAAAGGGTCGTGTTCTGGAGCTGTTGTTTGTGAAGAGGCCGCTAAAGGAGATATTGTTCAATCAGCAAGCGAGTCAGAATCTGATAATTCAAATGCAACTGCTTATGCATCATATCATTTACTTTTAGAAGAGTCAGACTTGATTCCAGAAGGATTCACACAAGAGGAGTTAGTGGAAATTCCGATATATACATACAACTCTAGAGGTGGGGAAATCACTAAATTATCGTGTGGTAACGGCCAAAAACAAATATGGGGACCAGACACTTCAAAGGATTTGAAAAATTTATGGTATAACATAGGGTCTGGGCAAGGGTATGATAAACAAGAATTCTGTAATCAATGCCTACCAACTACAGGTTCTACAACCACAGGTACTATTATAAGTGCGGATAAATTAGGTTTTAAGGGTAGTAGAAATGGGTATAATGAGAGATTTTTCGGTACAGGTGACGCTGACTCAACACCAGATAGCATACCATATAATAAATCAAACAAAACCCCAAAATTGAACTTGGGTGTGGATAAGGAGTGGTCATTTCAGGTATCAACTGCGGGAGCAGGTGTTATAGGTCAAGGTATAAGCCAGTTAATAGAGTTTTTATCTACCACACCTGAAGGGAAGGGTTATAAAATTATTGTAACTGGTAACGCTAGTAATTTAGGTGATAGCAAATACAACAACAAATTAGCCGATGATAGAGCATTAACAGTTGCGGCATGGATGTACGACCAAATGAAAAAATGTGAGATAGACCATGTTACTACTGAAAATGGTAAAGTTGCGATGGCTGTAGAGGGATTCGAACCTATTGGGTTATATAAAGAAGCGGAAAAAAAATATAGCCCATATAAAGAAAATGGGGGCGTTAAAACTATAGCCAAATCACCTAGATGGAAGGTTAGTGGTAAAGGAGAGGACCAAAGTTCCGGATTAGGCAACAATTCAAATTTAAGTGGTGGTGGTAGTTCAAAAAGTGGACAATTTATTAGAACCCCAAGTAGGTTACACCCATCAGATTCAGAAAACACATGTCAATTAGAATCTAGGAGGGTTGATATACGGTTAGAAAAAAATGAAAAATTAATTAAACCGTATTTAGATAAGTTCCAAAAGGAACAAGACCGTAGAATACAAGGAATTAATGAAGGTTTACAAGATGAATTTAAGGCAAAAAAAGCAAAAGCAAAAGCTGAAGCTGAATCCGAAAAACAGGCCGCACTTGATTTAGCTAAAAACTTTATTAATGAGTGTGATTATTTTATGAAAATAAAAGAAGAGGATTCATTTTTATATGATAGTATTAAGGATAAGTTGAGAAACTTCCACCCAGCTTTCCATTCAATAACACCCGAAGGGTTTAACTCAAGAATTACATTCTTACAACAATGTGGTAGACAGGGACCATCATTTATAGACCCAAACCAACCACAAAATACAGCATTTGGTAGACCACCTGTGTGTGTATTAAGGATAGGTGATTTTTATTTTACTAAAATAATAATAGACTCAATTAACTTTACGTTTGACCCTTTACAGTGGGACCTTAACCCTGAAGGTATAGGTGTACAACCAATGTTATGTAGTGTTGATTTAAACTTTAAATTTATCGGTGGTTCAACATTACAAGGACCATTATCAGCACTACAAAACGCTGTTTCTTATAACTTCTTTGCTAATACGGCATTATATATGCCATTGGAGAAAATATTGGATGAGAGAAAGGATATTAATATTAATGAAAAGAGAGATTATTTCTACGGACCATTTGCTGGGCCAACAGAGTTTGACAACGCGATAGGGGTTGGTAAAAATGAAGAATCTAATGTGGGTGATATAAGTAATGAGTCCGATGAACCCGATGAGTCCAACGAGTCAGAAGAGGCGGCAAGTCAAGGTGAAGGTGGTAACGATGGTAACACACAAAACGCCATTCCAGGTTGTTTAGATACTACTCTAGTTGGTGAGACAGACAAAAGTGCGGCTTTAGAACTTGACATACAAGATAATGTGTCTAGTGAAGTGTGGACAGAGGTTAAAGCAAACCCAAATGACTGGGACGCTTATTATTGTAATGACGAATATCCGAGTCAAATGTCTAATCAAACATTTTGGGTAAAGAAAACGCCTGACATCAACAAAACAGAAGAAGAGATAATAGAGGAAACACAAGATGGTACCGAAGAAACCGGACAACAAAATACAACAACAGATGAAGGTGGGCCGGCATTTAAAGAAGTAAGTTCTTTACGGTACAACCAAGGTGAAACACGCGAAAACGAAAATGGAGCTATAACTATATCTGGGGATTATCTTAACGCTGATAACGGTGTGGGTGTTTTTGCGTCAACCTTACAAGACCCTACAGGTGGATTACTTCCACAGTGGGTATGTGGGCAAATACACCCTGACCTTAATAATGACTACTATGTAACAATAACTAGTGATAATTTTTGTTTAAGACTTGACGGTTCTACTGCTGCTGGTCAAGGTGGTTCTCATACCGCTGTTGTTTGGGATGACCATAACGCTGTAGTAGAAAGCACCGCCAGCAGCAGTGATTACTCAAACGCATATGTTATTTCATCTGGAAATGTACCAATGGAACAAGTTGGTAGGGGACTATTCGCCTTTAATTTAAGCCAATACATGTTAGGTGGTGGGATTAGTTCTTTTCAGGAATGGGCATTTTACGCTGGAACAAATGAGTACGAGTCTACAGACCTGATTGAAAATATAGAAGAGAGAATCAAAAAGGATGGTAAAGCACAATGGGAAACTACATTCTCAATAACACTTAGAGAAAACCAAGCAAGCATTGATAAGAGAGTCGCAAATGGGGGGGATAAATCTCCAAAAAAACAACACGGTAGAATAGAATGTGTGGGGTATATAACTGAGGTAGGTTTAAACACTATAAAAGCGGCTGTAGGAGCACAACCACAATAAAATTAAAAGATGGCAAGAAGATATTACGATAGGTACGAAGAATTTAAATTCGATGGTAAAATGAAGATATTACCATTTCTTAGAATACCAGAAAAAAGTACTGACATTAAAATAAAGTATGATGGAAATAGTAGGCTTGACATTATTAGTGATGACCATTATAATAACCCAAATATGGGGTGGTTAATATTACAAGCTAACCCACAATATGGGGGTTTAGAGTTTGACATACCAGTAGGTACCATACTAAACATACCATATCCATTACAAGCGTCTCTACAAGAATACGAGAGACAAATAATATTATATAAAAATTACAATGGGTTATAATTATGGCAATAGAACCGAAAATATATCGTGATGGTCCGATAACTATAATAGACCCAAACCCACCAAACCAAGTCGTTGAACATGAAGATTTATATATCTACGCAAGTTTAGTTGCTAAAACAAAAGGTAGGAGTTTTTTAACAGAAGGGACTAACGGTGATACATCACAAGAAAATATTAACATAAGCACTGTTGATATGGTTGTGTCTGATACAGCAACTAGTAATGGTAAAAAAAGAGAATTTTTAACAACAGCGTGGTCAGATATTGGCGGTTCACAAATGGATGACGCGGGTAGCAGGGGAGATGTTGAGGGTTTTGGGATAACAAATATAGACATTGAAATCAAAGGTAGTTATGTACCAAAAGTTGTGATAGACTTTGTTGATATTAGAGGGGCCACCCTTTTTGAACAGGGTTCTTGTTCACCATATGGAATGTTCTTCCACTTACCGTACCCAATATTCGAACTAACACTTAAGGGGTATTATGGTAAACCCGCAACATATTTTTTAAATTTACAAAAGTTCAATACAAAGTTTAACACAGAAACGGGTAATTTTGAGTGTAAAGCAGAATTTATTGGGTGGTCCTACGCTTTTTTAGCTGACATGTTAATGGGGTTTGTTAGATGTTCAAACTATATGACAAGCCGTTGGGGAGCTAAAGCATCATTAAGAAAAAAATACGATGAAGCGGTCACGTATTATATGGACAATGGTATTTTTGATGAGTCAGATTATTTCTCAACAGTCGAAAGAGTTTCTATTCAGGGGGGTCATCATGCCGGAAAAGTACAACCATTTTGTAGAAAAGTGGGTGGGGACGATGTTGAGTGTAAATCAATATCTAACATGTTAGACGATATAAGTGCGATAAAAATTTTTTTACAACAAGCTAAAGGGGATGCGGATTATATAGAGATTGCTAACCTAATCACAGTTAGAAACAGTGTTGCCTCTATGAAGGCGGAAATAACCAAATTCACCAGCAAATTGGAACGAGATTTTAAAGAGCAGATTAAGGACACTTTACTCACACAAGCAGCAAACCCAGATGGTACTAAAAGAAATATAAAAGAACTTTACGTCTTTAACCAAGCCCCAGACGATGCACTCAGCACCCTATTTCATGATGTTTGGAATAGACCCATAATAAAAGGTAATATTAATGAAGACAAAGATGGGACAGGTTTTGGTGAGATAACAGCAAACATACCAACAATTAAGGAAACCCCAACTAAAGAACTAGGTCAGCAAAAAGAATGTGGTGGAACACATATTGCTGTAGCGTCAAATAAACAAATAAATGGTGGTTTAACTGGGTGTAAACAAATTGCGGAAGAAGGTACACCCGAAAGATACCAAATGTTAGACTTCTTAGACGACCCCAACATGATGTTCCAAGATGGTATGATTAGGTATTATTTGAATTACCCTAATGTACCTAATACAAACGCTGAAGTTGGTGATTATTACATTGATGTTGGTTTTTTAACCACACTGTTAGATGGCGACATTAATACACTGGATGAAAAAATAGAGAAAAAAAGAAACTCCGTTAAAGAAGCGATAGATGAAGGCGTTATAAGAATATTAGGGTTTAGACCAACAATAAGAAATATATTTACAATTTTGTCGTGTAATGTTGAAAATTTTGTAGCGTTACTTTTAAAAGTTAGTATTGAAGCGGAAGAACATCACAATGAAGAAAACAAACAAATAGAACTTAATAATGATAACAATGGTGGGTCCACCGACCAATTATCGGTATTAAAAAAACAAGCTAATGGCGAAGCTCCAAAAACCATATACCCATGGCCAACATATTATAAGACAAATTATAGGTCTACAGCGAATTATAGTGCTAATAATAGAGAAGAAACAAAAGAACAATATCCAGGTGTAAACGATAAGTTTAAGGATTGGCCAGAGGTTAGATTTATTGAAGATTTTCTTGACGCGTGTAATAGGCTTAATGAAAATGATGAAGATTTATTGGAAGATAAGGAGGGTAGACCAGGTTGGGATAATTATATGCCAATAAACCCATTGGAAAGTAAATATTACAGTAAAGTACAGTTAAAATATAGAGAGAAAATTAAAAGCCTACAGGACTCAACAGCTCTTGATAATGGTATTGCTGAAGTTATAGCTGAAAGAATGTTTGTAACATTGGACTTTTCTTATTTCGACCCAATAAGGTATAACCAATTTAATTTGGGTCTTGGATTTAATTATCCCGGTAGAATAGCAGACACAGAGGAGGGTAACCTGCAGGAAATACCACAGTTTCAGAAACAACGACTTTGGGGTAACACATTGTATAATGTAAACAATGAAGAGACTAATAACCCAGTAATAACATTAGCACGAATAGACGCACACAACTTAATGAGTTGTATAACAGATGCAGATACCCTATCAAATTTAAATCTAAGGTTGTTTAGTGGCGGTGAAGGGTTTTTATCAAAGAAAATCGAGCAGGCATTAAAAGGGGCTGTAGAAGATAGGGACAAACCAACAGACGGCACAAATTCTTGGTTTACTACTGACGCAGAATATACAGATTTATCTGAAAACATATCACCAGCAAACATATTAGAAGATAATGTAAGCTATATAAATAACTACGAAAAGGAGGATGGTTATTGGGCTTACTACCCACAGGGAGGGTATATACGGTTGCTTGGAAAAGCTACTATAGGTGGTTTTGGGGATGAGAATAGTACTACCGCGATGAAAATCTATTCTGATATAAGAAAAATGCAACCAAAATACTTATTCAAACTAGTAGAAGGGGGTGATTTTGAAAATACAATTAATGAAAACCGCGTTGATTTAAATTATAGTCCACCTGGAGACATAACGGATAGAAGACTTAACTTACAAACAGAATTAGGTGATGCCATAAAAGCGTCTTCTAAGCATGAGAACCCCTCAACACAAAAAGAAATGGAGGCGGGTTACACCATACATGATGAAACAAAATTAGTGATGTTCGATGGTAGTATAAATGATTCGTTAAGATTATTTACAACACTAGGGATAGGTGCTGAGTCAGTCGATAACGAATATCGAAGTTTTGACCTCAAATATTCTGGAATACCACTTTATCCAACATCTGACGACCCAACAAATACCTCAAGGATAGCTCCAGGGTGGGGTAGCATTAAACAGTCCTTATACCCCTTTATGCAGAGCACTTATATGTTTTTAGGGAATGAGGGTAATACAACAAAAAGGGGACTGGAAGACTACGCAAATTGGACTAATAGTGGTGGTGGTGGCCAATCAGTTTTCCCCATGAGTCTTACCATGGAACCACCAGGTACAGGAATGTTATCGGGGGTGGGAATGAAGAACTCAAATGATGGTGGTGATAGTTTTCCTGCATTTGAAAACAACACCAAGGACCCCACAAAAATGGGTGACCTTAGTACTGGGTTTTCTACCGCATCTGAATATAATTGGGGTTGGGTACAAGAAATAAACAACCTAATACAAATACCATTGTGGTTGGATAACGTAAATAGATTTAGGAACGCGACCACCGTTGATGGGTTTGAGCCATTATTATCTACAAGTGACCAAACTCTTCACGATGCCCGAACAAGTAATGCTGATTGGGGGTACAAAAGACCCCTTACCACAAGCACTAGTGAGTTAAATCACTCTCCTACAGATGCCGGTCTTACAACAAAACAGATAGAAAGTAGGAATTTAGCTTATTTATTTTTAGCCGGATGTAAAACAACACCTTTTATAACTTGTGGTCAGGCTGAAGCAACAAAAAAAACATTCTACTTGACATCCGATAGTGCAGGAGATGGGGCATACAATTATAGAGGTGACCATTACCCAAAAGCTTTAAGACCATTTGTAACATCACAAGGGCTAATTAAAATACCAAAAATATGGGTTTATGGCATGGGTTCTGTAATGTGGAGATGGAAAATGTATATGGGCACAAATACTGACGGTAACGGAAACATACGTTGGCGACATCCAGCATTTGGTGAAGAACCAACGGGTATGGACCCATTAGCTCAACCTGGTCATCCAGGTGTTGCTTGTGAGTCCCGCGAGGAAGTACCAATAAACGGTTTTAAACTAGGTAATAATGAATGGACTGGAAGAAAAAATAGGAGTAGAACACAAGATGGCAACGTTACCCCAAATAATGGCGGTTCAGTAGTAAGCACATCATGGTCCCTAAATCAAGGTGAGTCTTTCGCGAACACAGTATTTCAAACAGAAAAAAATTTATGGGGTTCTAATATAGACCAACATAAACACACACAAATAAGTTGCTTCTCAAGAGGTGTAACTAGGGTAGACGCGATAAATAGAGCCACATATGCTGGAAACGGGCCAACCTCTCTTGTGTTCAATGGTACAATGGACCCCACAATAGCTGGAACAGAAGTTGCTATTGAATGGCGAGACACTTTCACCTATGGGTGTATGTTCGATTATTATGGTGTGTACAACGCTGACAAGAAATTAAATATGTCTAGACCACAAGGGTGGATACCAAACGCAAACAGCATCCACGCAGGGGTTGAATGGGTTTATCTACCTAAGCCAACTTTGACCTGCCCATTCTGTTGGGGTACATATTACACCTCCTACTCTTACCCCAAAACTAGAGGACCTTGGACCGCCATGTGGGATAATTTTGCTGATGACCGAGGTACCGGTGATGGAGGAAATCTATATAATACTCCTAACGCCACATTAACTCAATTGGGTTGGCAGAATGGTCAAAAAACTTCCGATGACGGTAACCCCCCATTAGAACTACAAATGAGGTCAGCTAAAGAGGCCGCATCAAATAGCTTTTGGCCTGTATTGTGGTGTGCTCCATGGCAACATTTTTACACAGAAGCTATTGCTATCTCAGGAACCAAAGGTTTGCAACACGCAGAAGATGATAGTAGTAACAAATTTGTGGAACAAACAATGTCATTACCAATGTATGACACCATATTTAAGGATTATGTTGGTAATTTTGGTTATTTAGGTGAAAGTAATAATAACTACGCAGGCGTAGATATTACTAAGGTAAAGTTCCCACTAATAGTAGACCTACCAACAGCCTTTATTTTCCCAGATGAAAGACCACTTCCACTTACAGATGTAGAAACTTATACCGTACAGTTAGTAATCAAAGCAAAGCCCCCAAATATGGGTGAGTCAGCTTTATTATGCTATGAGGGCGGTAAATACGCTGAAGTGATGGCATTGTTGCCAACAATCATCAAAGAAAAATTTGTTACAGAATTTGAAACTTGGTGTGACAATGATTGGAGGGGAAAATATTTAGGTGTTGTGGACCCAGTTAACTTTAAACTAGACGGTAATAATAGAACTGGGGACAGAAACGAAGATGTTCAGACTGGACTGTTGGGGGAGTCTTATAGATACGACCAATTCTTTAATTCCGACATATTAGAGGATTTAATGGGGATAACGGCTGTGAAACAATTTACAGGCCCAGAAGAAGGTGGTTCCGAAGACTTTTTTGGGGTAACAACATTATCTACTGACGCACAGAATGGTGATGATTTCCAAGAATTACAGAACACCCTAGTTAAAGAATTTTATTACGCCATAATACCGACACCCAGAATATTTAATTTAGATGTTTGGAATGGTGATAAATCTGAATTAAATGGTGAAGGTGTAAGTAAGAACGCTTTTTACGCGAATAAAAAATTAGCTGAACTATATTTAAATAGTTTCCAAAAGGAATGGAAGGACCACTTCCAAGATAAGAGGGAGGAGTTAACAGTAGGACCAGAAAATAGGGATGACGGTTCAGTATTAAATGATGACGACATAAAATTGTCTTTATATAGGTCATTCAAATCAATCGTTGATAAATGGATTTCTAGTAGTACAAAAGTTAAAGCAGGAACTCCTAGCTACTTTTTTAATATAACAGATACTAATGTCGTAGATGACTCAATGGGTTCAGACCATGTACCATTAGCGGGTCATTTTAGTTATGTTAATAGGGTTATGCAAGAAATTGGTAATAAAGCGGTATTAGATGTTATGAGATTAAAAAAGATACCAAAGAACCCAAAAATGAGTTTTTATAACGTAATATCTGATTTATTAGGTGAAAATAACTTTGATTTTTTCCCATTACCGACATATACTAACTTCGCCAATGATAAATCTGACGCAAATTTAAAATCAATGTTTAGGTCTGACACTAACTCAATAACTAAGGGTAGTGGCCCAAACTTTATTTGTATGTATGTCGGTGGGACATCAAGAACTGTATCCTTAAAATCAAAAGGTAGTAATTGCCCCACCGACAATGAAGATATGTCATATAATGATGATGGGTTTTCGATGAGTAATGACGCTGAAAATTCCTTCCCAAAACCAAACGAATGGCAAGACCCATTGGAACCTTTAATTGGGCAAACAAAGAAGGAGTTTGAAGATGAAGTTGGGTACCAAGGAGCAAAAGGTAGAATAGAGGGTAATGGTGTTACGGCTTTTAGGGTTGCGTACGGTATTGAAAATCAAAACATGTTTAAATCAGTCGAGTTAGACCAATCTGAATTTTCTGAAACAAATGAATCATTGTTGGTGATTGATAGATTGGCGAATGGGGGTAATCCAGGTGATAAAACAAATAAAGGACAAAATTTACATAATTTATATTTAACAAGGTCCTATTCATGTACGGTGCAATCCATGGGTAATATGATGATTCAACCACTACAATATTTTGAATTAACAAATATACCTATGTTTTATGGGACTTATCTAATTACAGAGGTAAAACATAACGTTAAACCACACCATATTGGTACAACGTTTAAGGGGGTTAGACAACCATTAGCGACTGTGCCAATAGTAGAAGATATAGCTACAGCGATGAGCTTATCTATGAAAACTCTGGACCCACTATATGGTGTTGATGTGTTACAGACTAATAATGGAACCACAATTGAGATAAACTTACCAACGTCAGCAACATCCATAACAGATTCAGGTGTTGAAATATATGATATTGGGGAAACAGACAAATCAAATTATTATAACCATAAATTCAAACTATGTGACAATTGTACTGTAAAGGTTGATGGTAAATGGGAAGAATCTCATAATGATGACGGTTCACTTAAAGATAGGTGGTGGGTAGCATACAACCAACCAACGTCTAACATAACCCCAAGTAACGTAGAGTATGTTGCCTTACATTGGTCAGGAGGGTACCAAAAGGTAGAAGATTCAAGAACATTACAAAGAAGAGGGTTACATTATCATTATGAGATAAATAAAGACGGTGGTTTATGGAAACTTTCTGACACCAAGAAGATAGCTTATCATGGTCGGCCAATAAATTCGTACTCAATAGGTATTTCTTATGCTGGTGGTGTTGAAGATAACAAGGAGGGGCATGTTTATGTTAGAACAGCGAACGATTGGAACACTGAAGATTTAAATTTAAATGGTAGAGACACATTTAAAGCGAAAAAACAATGGAAAGCAATAATAGAAGCAATTGTTTTAGCTGTAGAAGAATACCCAAATATCAAATATGTAACATCACATCATTGGTTTTCCAGTAGTAAGTCAGATGTTGGTTCAGAGTTTCCTTGGGATACGTTATTAGCGGAACTAGCGACAAGGAATATTCACTTAAAATTGAAATATTCTGGGACAGCTCCAGGTGGTGTTGATTGGGTCGCCGGTAGAGACCCAAGCAATGTTAACAGCTCTAATATTGATTTAGCTTTTGTTGATAATGCACTTGAACAAGAAGTTACAAGGGGTCAACAACCAACGGAACCCAACTCAGTTGGTCCAGGTACGGAAACACAAATAAACGACCCAGGAAACACACCACAAGAAGCTTTAGGTGGGGCAGGTCAAATTACTTAATATTATGGCATTATCAAACTTAGAAAAAACAATTTTAGACACAATAGCTTACTATGAGGGGACATTGGGTAAATCACAAAATGGTTTTAATACTCTTTTTGGTGGTAAAAAAACTATAAATGGGTGGACAGAAGACACAACAAGAATAAGACATAGATGCATAAGACCAACCCCAGGACTTTCAGAGAAAACAATAATAGACGAGGGGTTTGTTGTGTGCCAAGATACGACATGGGAAAGTATATCGTGGCTTAATGAAACAACGGAAGCGGGAAGGTATCAATACGTAGGGGATAGTTGGGCACTAAAAACAAAAAAGCTTGGGTTGGGGTTTAACGCCCCTATGTCCACGAAAAACCAAAATACGGTAGCCGTTGAGGATGTTAGGCAGGCAGGTGTTACAGAAGCTGACCTAAAAAACGCTTTAAATTCAATTATAAAGTTTTGGGCTGTAATTAAAAAGTTAGAAAAAAAATGGGTGACACTTACTAAGGTTTTGAACGGAAACTTCCATAAAACAATTGAAATGGGTTGGGTATTGTATAAAGGAGCTTACGGAAAATATACTACACCTAATAACGGAACAGCCAGTAATTTAAATACGTCAAATAGTAAAACCATATATATTAACGCAGGTGGGTTCTTCATTCCGAAGTTTGGCACAACAACAACAATAAGCACTACCACAGATTCGGATAAATTTTACGTAAATACGCCAAGTGATAGTGAAGTTAGTAGTGTAATATTTTTTTGGTGTGGATATGAGACCCTATTGTCAAGAAAAAAACAGTGGGACCAAATACCGATAGGGGTTAAAGAAAAAAATTATATTATAATGGGGAACTTTGCGCCATATGTGAATGGAAACTATAATTACTCGGTTGATGGTCTAGTGATACCATTTAAATCTTTTTTTGTTAGAAGTGGGGGGGATTATAAAAAAATGAAAGATAAAAACATAATGGGGTACTCAGCCGGTGGAAGGGTCATATTCAATAACTATGAGAAGTCGCCATTTAATGCTGGGGGTGGCAAAATTGATAGTTATAAAATCTGTGGGTTAATTGACCCATCACTTTCATCACCGATAAATACAGAAGATAGGACTTATAGTAGCAACGCGGTCATGGTTTGGGGTTCAGATGATATGGTAAGTTATAGTTCTTGGGGTGTTAGGTATCCTATATTGGAAAATAAAATAAAAGATGGGAAAGGTTTTGTAACAAAAGTACCTGGTTTAGACCATAAAAAGGCAATCCAAAAATGGTTTGAATTATATGGGACCAAATTTAATGGCGGTGAGACACCACCAGTAAATTCCACACCAAACGCTAGCAAACTAAGGCGTGTTATGGCTAATCTAAAGATTAGGGAGAAAGTATACACTACAGCATACACCGTAGCTCAAATAGCGGCACAAACAAGGCCTAAAAGTAGTGGTACTGGACCAAACTTCATAGTGCCAACAGTTAACCCAAATACTGGGGAATGGAAACTTCTTTTGAATCAAACATATACAGATGGTGAAATGTCAAATGGTGGTGACATTTCTGAAAACATAGCAAGAGTTGCTTCCGCTCTTTTTAGTAAAATATATGAACTAACAGATATAAAAATAAAAGTTACGGGTGGCAATGACAGTTACCATCAATCGTATAATAACAATTCTAGACATAAAAAAGGAAATGGTATAGATTTTACAGTTTCTAAAACATCATCCGTAGATTTAGATAGAGTAATAACCATAATACAAGGTTTTGTTGGTGGTGAGTACCCTAATGTTAGATACCTTGACGAATATAGAGAGGGGACAACAAACGGTACTGGAGCCCATTTTCACTTGTCATGGGGTGCTGGAGAGGAAGGTTTAGCGGCTGCTGATATAGCTAAAAACAAAACCGACACCGACCAAATACCAACATACACGGCCTAACCACTTTATTGTTTTTAATTTTTTACTTAACGTTATTAAATGAAACTAATTAAAATTACAACTAACGATGTTGATATGGTAAAACCATACATGACACCCACTATGTCTTTCGATGAAGGTCTAATAGAAATTATCGTTGGTTGGGACTTAGCTAAAGAAAATGGAGCAAAAATATTAGAACATAAACTTAATAAAAATACATATTGGACATTCTCCCCAAGAGAGAAAAGAAAGTTATTTAAACAACATTTAAACGAATTTTTAGATGATTATTTAAATGATATAATTTCAAACATAGAAATTAAAAATTTAAACCCATTGGGTTTTAAATCAGAAGAAGACTACTTAAAATATATAACAAAGAGCATTAGGGGATGTGAGGGATATTTATATTCAGATAAATTATATGTTTATTGTGATGATACCATACATCACATAGATATCGGTTTATTAAATTTTATGTCATGGAACATAATAAACAAGATTAAATCTTTAATAAAATTAAAAGAGAATAAAGAGATACCGAATCTACCAAAAAATCTCGATACGAAGTATATCCCCTATCTAAATGCAGAAAAAAACAATATTAGTCGCAACATTTATTAAGTTAGAAAATTTAAATGTTTTTTTAGATAAATTAAAAAATGACTTCGATATAAATAAAAAATCTGTTTTTATATTTGAAACAGAAAATAGCGACTTAATATTAACCTATAAAATATTTTTAAATGTTGACGAAAAAATAAATCTTAAAAAAGAACTCACAAAGACAATACAAATACATAAGAAAGGTAACACGTTTTTTACAATTAATTCACTAAATAGATTAATAGAGAGAGACTTCGATTTGGTGTCTGGCAATATTGATTACAGTAACTACCAAATAGAGTGGGAAAAGTATGAAAACACTATGATATCTTTAAAAAACAATAATTTAGAAATTTTACAACTAAAAAAGAAGATTATAGGATAGTGGCATATTTATAATAAAAACTAGTTATGGAAAATACTAAAGAAAATAAAGAAAATAAAGAAAAAGAACTCCAAGATAACTTAAACAATTTTTTAAATGATAAAGAAAATTGTGAGAGTGAAGAGTGTTTAATAAAAAACGCTGACGAGTTAGTCCAAAGAGAACATAAGAAAATCATCACCAACGATGGTAGACAACTATTAAGTGAATATACAGTGTAATGGAAAAAAATAGCCAAAATTTAATTAGCGAAGAACTTAAGAAATTTAATAAAATTATTAATTATAACCCTGACGGTGAATCTTTAATTAGTGAAAAAAGAAGTCGACAACCGTGGCAATATAACGAAGAAGTTATTACTGAAGCTGAACCAGGTGAAGAAGAAGATGAAAGTACTGAAGAATTTGACTTTGGGGCTGAGGAAGGTGGAGAAGAAGGTGGAGAAACACCTACCGAAGAAGAAGGAGCTGAAGAAGGTGGAGATTTTGATTTTGGTGACGAAGGTTCTCCGGAAGATGAAGAAGGTGGAGAAGAGCCATCACCTGAAGAAGATGAGTTTGGTACAGCTGGAGCGTTTTCAGCGTCAGATGATTTAGAATCGGATGAAGAAGAAGATGTTGAGGAAATAGATGTTACAGCTATTGTTTCTAAATCTGACGAAGCTAAAGAAATGGCACAACAAGCGGTTTCAGTTGGACAAGAAAATACTAGTTATTTACAATCATTAACAGACAAGTTATCAAACCTTGAATCACAGTTAACCAAAATGGATTCCATAGCCTCAAAAATTACTAAAATAGAACAAGATATTAAAACACCTCAAGAAAGGTTAGAGTTACGGTCATTAGATAGTTATCCTTTTAATACTAAGTTATCTGACTATTGGGAAGAAAAATCTAAAGACGAAAGATATAGAGTATCCACTGGTGAAGAAGTGTCTAACGGCGATACAAAAGAATACGTTTTAACACCAGAAGAATTAAACGCTGATTATAGTGAGGAAACGGTTAAGAACACATTTAACCCTTTAAAAAATAATTAAAAAAATAACACAAAAGTGTTGAATGGGGCCATTATTAAAAGATTTTGGCCCCATTTTTTGTTTACATATACAAATGTTTCATTATACTTAAACTATATAACAATAATTAATAATTAAAAAAAAAGTAAAATTATGAGTGTACTCGATGCAATTGCAAAACAGTATGAAGGTAGTAAATCTGGGAGCAGTGGAACTTCATACGAACAAGATTTCAGTAAATACTTTGCTGTAAGACTTGAAGAAGGTATTAATAATGGTGAATCAACTATTAGGGTTATGCCACCAAAACAGGATGTCCATCCCGTTAACAAAAAAGAAGACACACCATTTGATGAAGGCCATTGGCATTCAGTTAAAGTTGGTGGTAAGTGGAGAAAACTTTACTGTAGAAAACATAACGATGGGGAACATTGCCCACTTTGTGAGGTTTCGAATGACTTATTTAAGTCATGGAAAGAAACTGGGAATAAAGCTGACAAAGATTTAGCAACACAGTATTCAGCTAAGAAATTTTATTTAGCTAGAATTATTGACCGTTCAAAAGAAGAGGATGGTATTAAATTTTGGAGATTCCCACATAACTATAAAGGTGAAGGTATTCTAGATAAAATTATACCATTATTCACTAAAAAAGGTGATATCACAGACCCAAGAGAAGGTAGAGATATTAATATAATTATGGGTAGAGACAATAAGGGGTATACTAAAGTTACATCTATTTTGTCAGAAGACCCAGGTGTTTTAACAGACCCAAAATCTACAAAAGCTAAAGAATGGGTTAGTGATGAAACTTCATGGAAAGATATCTACAAAGCTCAACCATTAGAGTATATACAGTTAATTGCTGATGGAGAAACACCAGCTTGGGATAAAAGTTTAAATAAGTTTATCGCTAAAGGTGATGATAGTGAAGGTGAATCTTCTTTCAAACAACAAGAAAAAAAGGAAGATGTGCCAGTAAATAATTCTTCTGAAAAGAATGATGAAGAGCCGTTTTAAAAAAAATATAGATGGCTAAGAAAAGTTCAATTAAAAAGAAAAGTTTCTCTTTAGATTCACTAAAGAAAACACATAGCAGTAAGACAAAGTACAAACCGACATCATTCTTTGATGTCGGGGAGGCTTTTCATAAAGCTAGTGGATTACCAGGACCAGTAATGCACAATATTAATATGTTCCTAGGACACTCTAATTCGTCTAAGACCACAGCTCTAATTAAATCAGCTGTATCAGCACAAAAACAGGGGTACTTACCTGTGTTTTTAATTACTGAAAGAAAATGGTCTTGGGAATATTGTGATAAGTTAGGTCTACACTCTGAGACGATAACAGATGAAGAAGGTGAAGAAGTTATAGATGGGTTATTCCTATTCAATGATGACTTTCAAACTATCGAACAAGTTACGGATTTTGCTAACCAATTGTTAGACATACAAGAGAAGGATGGAATGCCTGACGGACCTGATGGAAAACCCTTAAAAGGTTACCTATTCTTATGGGACTCTGTAGGTTCAATACCTTGTCAGATGACCTTTGACGGTAAAGGCGGGTCAATGCACAACGCTAGAGTGTTAGCTGATAAAATTGGTATGGGATTAACCTCTAGAATTACAAATTCAAAAAGAGAAGATTATCCTTACGACAACACACTAGTGATAGTAAACCAACCATGGGTAGAATTACCCGACAACCCTTTCGGCCAACCTAAGATTAAAGCTAAGGGGGGTGAAGCTATTTGGTTAAACTCAGCATTAGTGTTTTTATTTGGTAACCAAAAGAACTCTGGAA